ATATATTTAAGAAGTTAATAAGAGAAGTAGTAAGAGAAGAGTTAGATTATAAATTTTCTGCACTTGAAAAAAAGTTAGATGAAGTGTTAGTTAGTAGTAGATCTAATAGTATAGTAGAAGATAGAGCGCCACAACCTACCGCATCTCCTACTGGTAAAAATCCAGTCTCAGATACTAAAGTTCCCATAACTAAAGATTCCATCTTAAATGATATTCTTGCTGAAACAGCAGCAAATGATGATTGGAAAAAAATAAATGAAGAACCACAAGTTCAATCTGTAACAGAAAATACTCAAGGATTACCTGACCATCTGGCAAATGCTCTTAACAAAGATTATTCACAAGTAATGCAAAAAGTAGAAGAAAAGGCAAAGTTTAAAAATGGGGCTTAAAGACGACATATACAAAGCTTTTGAAAAAAACTTAGGTAAGGATTATGTTGATGCTGATGCTAAAGGTAAGAAAAAAGTTGAAGATTTAGCCACAGACCTATCTAAAGCCGTAATAGATTTTATTACCGCACAAACTTTCAGAGTGGATAAGTTATCTGCTAGTGTTGGTCCTATAACAACACAACCAATTCCAACTGCTGGAATAACCCCTCCACCAGGATCACCATTACCATTACCACCAATACCTATTACATCAGTTCTTACGGTAGAGGTTGATAAAGATGGACAGGCCACCCGTAATCCTGTTGCTAGTGGACAACCACAATCTAATTTTAGTGAAGTAAGACTAAGACCAAATGAGGTGAAGGAAAAATAATGCCAATATTAGATAGAAGAAAAGATAGATTTGTAGATGACCAAGATAGTAGAGTATCAGTTGGAATCGACTTTCCATTTGCTAGAGTTGCTGGCAGTGATGGGTATTTTTCAACAACTAAAACAACTATCGATGCTGTAAAAACTAATATAAAACTTTTATTACAAACCAATCGAGGTGAGAGAGTATTTCAACCTAATTTGGGTATGAATTTAAAGCAACTTTTATTTGAACAAATAACAGAAGACGTTACAATTCAAATTGAAAATGATATAGTGGATGTTTTTCAGAGTTGGTTGCCTTTTGTTGATTTAAGAAATATTAAAATTAACCGCAGAGACGATTTAAACCAAGTGACAATAAATATAGAATTTAATATAAATAGAGCACCTAATTCTTTAGAGAGTGTTCAAGTTACATTTGATGATGTAGGTGATGAAACCTCATCAACAACGAGTGATGGAGCTTACTAATGGCATATACAGAGAAACAAAAATTAATAGAAACAAATGTAAATTATACGAGTAAAGATTTTAATACGATTAAAGCTGACTTAATCGAATATACTAAATCTTACTTTCCCGATACATATAAAGATTTTAACGAAACATCACCTGGTATGATGTTGATAGAATTGTCAAGTTATGTAGGTGACGTTCTTTCTTATTATATAGACTACAACTACAAAGAAAATTTAATAACAACTGCAACTGAAAAAAGAAACATTCGTAGGTTGTCAGAATTTCTTGGATATAAAACTCCAAACAAAACTCCATCTGTTGCTAGGTTAAAAGTTACTACAACCATAGATGCTAAGTCGGATGGAACACCTGATTATGGTCAAGCACCAGCATCTATAGATAGTGGATTACAAATTGCTTCTAATGTAGATTCTGAAATTCTTTTTGAGACTACTGATGAGATAGACTTCACATCAAGTGGTTCAGGTGATCCTGCTATAAGTGCTCCAACACTTGATAGTAATGGTGAAGCTAGTTCATATACCCTAACAAGATATGTCAGAGCTGTTTCGGGAAAAACAAAATCTAAATCATTTACCATAACAAGTCCAACTAAATTTTTAGAATTAGATTTAGACGAAGATGATGTGGTTGAGATACTAAGTTGTACAGATTCATCAGCTCTTACATGGACTGAAGTTGATTACTTAGCACAAGAAAAAGTTTTAAAAGAAACTCATTACAGTAATGATATAACCAGAGATTCTGCTTACGATCAAGGTGATGCTACCGATGACCTGTCCTCTATACCTATCCCATATGTTGCTGATTATATAAGAACAAATAAAAAATTTATAAAAAAGTTTGACGAAGATACTCAGACGTATAAAGTTTGTTTTGGGAACGGACTATTTAGATTTAGTAATTCAGGTTCAAATGTCGATACTGTTGAACAAGCTGGTGTCACTATAAACGGAACTAATCTTGCTGATATACCTAGTGCTATAGGTGTTACAATAGGAAATAATTTAAATTTAGGTGAAACACCAGCAAACACTATAATGACTTTTTCATATAGAGTTGGTGGTGGTGCTGAATCTAATGTTCAAGCTGGAGAACTTACTATTGTAAATAATGCTCCTGATGGTGTAACTCTATCTGTAACAAATGAAGAGCCTAGTATTGGTGGGACAGATGGTCAAACTGTAGATGAGATAAGACACAATGCTAGTGCTTTTTTTGCTACTCAACTTCGTTGTGTGACAAAAGAAGACTACACGGCAAGAATACAAAGTATTCCAATAAAGTTTGGTAGTATTGCTAAGTGTTATGTTGAAAGATTGGATGGTGGAACTCTTTTAGTTTCCACTCTTTCTTATAATCAAAATAAACAGTTAGTTCAAACACCACAACTTATTTTACAGAACGTTGCTACTTATATTAATCAGTTTAGAATGATTAATGATTTAATTGATTTTGGTTTTACTTTAAACGAAAACTTATTTTCTGGATATGTAATAAATTTTGGTGTTAGGTTTATAGTAAACTACGATAGAAGATTTAACCCAACGGAAGTTAAATTAAATGTAATTGAAGTGATAAAAGACTTTTTTAGAGTAGAAAAGATGCAATTTAAACAGTCAATAAACATAAATGATTTACAATATAATATATTAGGGTTGAGTGGAGTGATAGGGATAAAAGAATTGACATTATTTCAAGATGGAAATGATGAATATGCTAGTGGTAGAAAATTATATTACTATAAAGCTGATGGTGAGGTCATAGGAGATGATAACAATTACGGATTTCAATTTAATTTTAATGAAGCTCTTCAAGATGGTATTTACAGACCATCGGTTTCACCTGCTGTATTTGAATTAAGAAATCCAAATGAAGACATATATGGGAAGGTAATATAATGCATAAGTATTTTTTTATAACTAAAGACACTTTTATTAATAGTGGTTCAAATAGACTTACTGGTGAAGATTTTAAAGACAAGAATGTAGGACAAGATGAGGTTCTTGAATTAAAGAAATATTTTTTTAACAGAGAACTTCAAGGATTTACGAGACTATTAGTACAGTTTGATACTGATGAAATTAAGAACTATATAACTTCTTCTAATATACCTAGTGATTACAAACTTAATCTTAGACTTTATGAAACAGAAGGAACAAGTGGGTTAAGTGAAAACTACACTATTGCTGCTAATCCCTTAACTCAATCTTGGGATGAGGGTATCGGTAAAGAAAGTGATGAACCGAAAACAACTCAAGGATGTAGTTGGGAGTACGCTCAAAATAATCCAAACTCTAAAGAAATACCTTGGTCAGATCAATTTCCATCTGGTGAAAGTGCTGACGGTGCATTTGCTTCTGCTAGTATAGATTTGTCAAATTTTCAATTTGAAGATAAATCTTCTAATCTTTTTATAAAAAATCCTAGTCCTTCGTTTCCAGAATTAGAAAGTTATCATTTTCTAAATTTTGAAGATGAAATCAGCAATAACGATTTTAATAGATTATATGTTGCTAACGGACAATATTTTATAGGGGGATCTGGTTCTCTTGATGTTATTGGTGGTAGAATAAGAGACACCATAAATTTATTTAATATAGATAATGGAGTATTCACAGCAACTAGAGAATCAGGCGATACTCGAACAGTTTCAACACGACATCATACCGTTCTACAGTACGATGGTGGTGGTATCATACCTTATAGCGCTTCTTGGGACGGAACTAATTTACATCTAACTGCCAGTAGAACTGGAATAGAATTTAATTCTGTAATCGTATCAACTGGTTCGCATGTACCCTTCTCTGGATATGTAACAAGTTCAGATACACCTTTCGGTGGAGGACTTGGTGATATTATAGGTGGTGCTGGTGGAAATTACAGCAGAGATTATGTAGCAACTCAATCTTTTTCTGGTGAATCTCCAGATGTTAATATAGATATTACGAATATTGCTAAAAAATGGTTTGACGGAACATTAACAAATTATGGACTATTAATAAGACTATCTGGCAGTAGTGATTTGTCTAGTGTTAATGAAGCTTATGAGCAATCCACAGGTAGTTTTGAAGACATCAAGTTTTTCTCAAGACAAACTAACACGATATATTCTCCAAAGATAGAACTTAAATGGGATGACCATCTACCAGCAACTGGTTCAAACACTGGCAGTTTAACTGAATTAGATATTAGTGGTAATAGTGAAAACTATTTATACCCAATACATTTTAGAGAAGCATATAAAGAAAACGAAACCGTTAAGTTTAGATTTGGTGCTCGTAAAAGATACATACAAAAATCATTTACAACATCAGTTCAAACCGTAAGTGGTAGTTTCATACCACACGGTTCAGGTTCTTACTCTATTATAGATATGGCAACAAACGAATCAGTTGTTCCATTTAGTGCTTACACAACAATGAGTTGTGATACGACTTCTAACTATTTTAAACAAGACCTAGATGCCTTTGAACCTAATCGTGCTTATAAGATTTTAATTAAAGTCAATCATAATGATGGTCAAGAAATAATTTATGATAATGATTTTGAATTTATATTGAGGACATAATAATGCCTAGTAACTATGGAAATTCTTCAGATGATTCTATCGATGAATTTGAAAACCCTATCGTAGAAGTTAACTTACAAGCAACTCAAGAAGACGGTTTTTATTTTCAGAATAATCTTCAGGAACAATACATTGGTCCTTACCATAGACATGAAGATGGAACTTTAATGATTGGTGCTGGTCAACTTGGCATTGTTCACGATATGATTCCTGATGAAATTATAATTAGAAAGGTTACTTATCAGTTTATACAAGAAACTCGTGAAGCAGTTAGTGATATATTTTATAAACTTTGGTTTGAATCTAACACCTTAACTGATGACCAACTTCTCTCTCTTCAAACAACTATTCGTGATGGGATAAAACAATCAGGTCGTACTGAAGAAGAACCACTTGTATTTTATAAAAAAGATAGAAATACATTAGAGAATAGAAAAGACATACAAAGTGACACTTTTGAACAAATGTGTCAATATATCTTTGACAACGATATTGTTGTATTAGAGGATAAGTTTTCTATTACAGAAACACAATACCCACCCACAACTGATGGGGGAGAATCAGTTACTCAATATCAAATAACATTTAATCATAGTGATAATGTAGAATATGCAATAAATATTGCTAGGAAAGTAGGAAACCAATTTACAGATATTTTAAACTTAAGTCAATTGACAAAAACAAAAACAAGTTCTAAAATAGATCCTGAAAAAGCTAGAGAAGTTTTGGATACTAATATATTTGAACTTCTCCCTACTCAACCAAATCGTCAAGAAGAAATAAATAATTTTTTTGTTAACTTTGATAGTTTAATAGGACCAACACCACTATTTGAAGATATCGATGGTGATGGTGTTGGGGAGTTTATACCCGATGGTGGAGCAGCTGATTCTGGTTCTAGGATAAGTGAAGGTAACGTTCCTACTGCTTTCATAACTAGGTTAGATGAACAAGCAAATGAAGATAATAATAACAAAACTCTTCAGTCAATGAGAAATAAACTTAACACTTATCTTGGTGATGTTGACAATGTAGTTGATACTTTAAATGATGACAGACCTGAATATGAAAATATATCAAATGGGTTTCTTAAAATAAGAAAACCAAATCAGGCAATTATTTTAAAAACACCTACTAGTGGTGAACTAGAATTTCAAAAAAATAACTCTTATTTAACTGACGGTTTTACAATAACAATGTGGGTAAGATTTGTTAGTAAAACATCAGAGGGAACTCTTTTTAATTTTGGTAATCCTTTAGAAGAAAACGGAAGTGGATTCAGATTAGAAACTAGAGTAAATGAATATAATGGAAACTACTATAGGTATATAAGTTTGATTGTTAGAGAGAGTGGTGGTGCACTTAGAGACAATCATTGGGGACACACTGGTGAGTTTGGTGGTGCGTTAGGTAGGTTATCAAATCGTAGTGTTGATAATATTCATCCAAGGATTCATACTGCTTTTCCACAAATACCAACTGATAATTTAAATGAATGGTATTTTATATGTGCTACTTATAATCCAAGTATAAATGAGCTAGAACTTGATGACAGTTCTCCATATTTTACAAACAGACAATATTGGTTAAATCATATTTTACCAACAGAGAATGGAGATACCGTGGTTGCTAATAGTGGTTTTGGTGCTAAATGTAAAGTGGAGATAATTAGTCGTTCTGATTTACTTAGAGCTCGTGGATTTAAAGTTGATGATTTAACTGTAGATGCTCCAGCAGTTGATGGATTAGAAGAAGATGAAGATAGTTTAATTGGTGAAAATGGTGTTGGGGAAGAAGAAGGTAATAATGTTATAGTACCAAGTGTAGGTGGTGGGGATGGTGTAACTAATCCATCTAATGAACAATCATCTGAAGAAGAAACTCAAGAAGAAAGTTCCGAAGAAGAAACTCAAGAAGAAACTGACGAATCAAACGAAACTAATCCAAGAGATATTTTACCAGACTCAGATGTAGATATAGACATTCCTGATGATATAATAAACTTTGGTGCAGGTGGTGGTAGATATTAATGCCAAAGTTTACTACACCTGAAAATCTATATTTTCAAATAGATAAACAATCAGTAGGACCATATACTGAAGGTAATGAGGCTAATGAAATTCTTAGAGTATTTCAACCTGAACAAGGAATAGATGTTTTATATAGAAATCCTCTTACGAATAATGACTCTACTGAAATAATAGAAGATAGAGATAGTAGAATAAAACTTGGAACATTTACTTTAAATAATAGAGGTTTTTGGGAAGATATAAATTTTAACGAAGCTACATTTTCACCATATTTATCTGATGGTAGAGGGGTAGTTGAAACAGAAATTATAGAAGATGGCAACGGAGAAAAGATAGTAAAAAGAGATCCTGGTACTACTTCATCAACATATAGATATTCAATTGACGCTTTGCCATTTGTAACCAATCCTAACGATGGTGATGAGATAATTAGGGTTGATAGATATTGGGACAAAAAAATAAATTCAACGGAACATTATTTAGCAACAGAGGGTAAAATAAATTACTATATTTATCCTAGAACTGATGGTAGACTTGAAAGTGGTAATATAGATTTATTTTCTCAGAGGAATAGAAAAGACTCTAGTTTAAATAAATTTACTTCTTATTCCTCAAATGAAGAAACCGAAAGTGGATTTTATTTATTTAAATTAAATTGGGGTGATGGTTCTCCATTAGAGCATACAACTAAACCAAAGCTTTTGGAAGGGACAACTTTATTAGACCATATATATGAAAAACCTGGTTTTTATACCATAAGTGGTGTTGTATATGTTTCTTATTCAGGAAAAACAGTTGATATGTATGAAAGGTTTGAAACTAACATATTACTTAATGAATCAAGAATTAATGAATTCAACTTATATGAATATGAAAATTTTGCTACCATAGGTGGTATATCAGATAAATCTACTTTGGTAAAATCAATATATAATACAATCGGTTTTAATCCATTAACTGGAGATTCATCAAAAGCTAATCTTGAACTTATTAAAGGTTTAAATGATTTTGATAAATTGAAGTTACTAAATTTTGTTTATAAGATATCAAGTGAAGATGTTGTTGAAAAGTTTAATGATTTAATTCAACCCTATAGCATGGAAATATTAGACCAAACTGAAACAGAAATTGAGGGTGCGACTGCTGAAACATTAATTGAAGACCAAGCTATATTAGGGTGTATGGATCCAAATGCTGATAACTATAATTCAGAAGCAGATGAAGATGATGGTTCTTGTTCTTACAGTATTAGTGTAGTAACACAAGTAGCATCTGATGGTGAAGCACTTGGTTTAACTATTGGAGAACCTGGTGTGATAAGAGGGATTAGAGGAAATTTAACTACTGTTATTCCTCCTGGATATAATGCTGATGGAACTTCTATAGAGCCTGATATTGTTGGAGGATCTTTCGGAGGTGGAAATGTCGATCCAGAAACTTTTGATGAATATACAATAGAAATCATTGATGGTGGTCCTGCTCAGATAGTAGCTGGAACTGATTCAAATACAAATGGATATCCAATTATAAATCCAACTAATAGATTAAATGGTATTGACACTTGGGTATTATTAGATGTATCTGTAAATCAACCAGATGATGCCGGTAACTTTTACGGATGGGTTATACCAGATAATATAGAATATGCTGTAGCTGATTTTTCTTTTATTAATAATCCTGATGGTGAGGGTACTGTTGGTGAATGGAATGAAGGACCTTTTAATCCAACTTTAGATACTGATCCTAATACGCCTCCATTTGGTGGTATAAATGCTACTGAACAGATAGCTATAAGATTAAAAGAGCCAGTTGGAGTACCAGGTCCTGACAATTATCAAAATTTAAATATTTATGGTATATGGGTAGAACCAGGTGTTTCGAGTGGTAACACTAGACCATAACAAGAGTAGATAAAATGGCTAAAATACATAATGGATTTATAAACAAAGAATTAACTAATACCTTTAAGGATACTGGTTTAAATAACTTTGACTTAGCCACGACTAAAGTTTACAAGGGTATCAAGCCAATGTGGACACTTCTTGGTTTTGAAAGTGATGATAGTGATGTACCAACTGAAAATATTTATTGGAAAAATATAATACCAAGTGATTACAGTTTTTTAAATAAAAGTGGGATTACAGTAAAGGATGGTGATAATCCTCTAAGTGGTTCACGAACACCAAGAACTCCATATACAGAGTTTAATGTAAATGAAAATGATGAACAAATATGGGATGACGGTTATCTTTATCCTATATTACCTAAGTTAAATAAGTACGGTGTTTTTGTAGGAGACGTAAACACAGAAAACTCATATGGAGTGGATACAGCAGCAATAACAGATTTAAACGACTCGGACAGTAATTTAATACTAAACATAGACTTTGACCAAACTAGCACAGATGATATAATTGATAAAACTAATTATAATCAGATACAATACAATCAAGATTATGAAGTGTCATTGGATGATGATTTTAGAGTAACGACTGATACTTTTAATATACCAGATAGTATAGAAAAAAATAATAACGAACAGGCATTTTAATGGCAGTTAAAAAAACATATTATCCATCTGCTAAAAAACCAGGAATATATTCTGATGCTGAAGGTGTAACTGATAAAGAACTTGGCTTAAACAATTCTGATTTAGAAAATTTTTCATTAGGTAATTGGAATTCTATAAGAAAAAATAGTAAGTTAATAGTGTCAACTGATACTGGTGGTTTAAAGGCAACATCTGAAGATCCTAGAGGTAGACCTATTCACATTGAATGGGGAGTCCCACAAATACTTTCTATACAGTTTGATGAAAATGATGAAAAGTATCCTAGTACTAATTATCCTTTTGCTTCATTTTTTGTTAAAGGAGAGCGTGTAGGTACTTACAATCGTTTACAACTTACAGAAATATTTAAAGCTGGGACAGACTATAGTGATGATTTTGATGACGATGACACTCAACAATCTAGTGGAGCTCCGTATCAAACTTATGTGGAAATGGATATTGGAGATGGGACATTTGATGCTTCAAGTGATTCGGGATATAACCGAATTACCCAACCACTTGCTTGGGTAGCCAGAAAAAATAGACAAATAGATATTCTTGACTTTTATGCTAACTATGGGGGAGGGGGAAGTCAAAGAGAATTTACTATAAACTCCATAAGAAACAATAAACAAATTACCAAAGAAGATGGTTTTGCTTTTATAAAGGAAAGACCAGGTGCTAGTAGTGTACAACAAAAATATGTTATAGAGTTTGATAATAATCTTTTACAAAAGATGAGAGAATTGATTTATATAAGAGAAGTGCCAGCATATGAAAATAGCGGTATTGGTTCGAGTGATCCAAATGATTTACATATAGATGGAAAAGAAGATGGATTAGAGTTTTTTGCTCAATTTGAAAGGATGGGTGGGAGGACCTGGGAAATAGTTTTTCCAAGATTTTTTAAAATAATAAATCCATCAGGTGATGAAACATATGGGGATGGAGTTATTATAGAACTTGCTGTTTCAAAAGATGGTGTTCCTCAACCTTTATTGCCTAGACCAAGAATTGGAGATAGTAACAATACCTTTGATATATCAGGTACAACTGATAATGATATTTTAAATCAATTATTTTCTTCAGATAATTTTCTTGAATTTTCTTTATTAAATGCGGAAGATGATAATTACACGCCGTTTTTTATAAACTCCGATTCTGACAGTTATTTTAAACAATTAGGATTTCCTGACTTTCAATATAATGGATTATTATCACATAATGTAAACTTAAATAGAGTTTTATTTGAGGTGATATGTAACAATAAAGATGGTGAAGATTTATTATATTGGGAAAATGGTAGTAACAAATATTTAGATACCTCTTATCCATTAGAAGTTACATTAGAAATGTCTTTATTTAATGGTAACACTAGTGGTTCTATACAACTAGAAGATGATAGAGATGTTAGTGAGTTTGATTCTTTGACCTTATCTTATTCTAATCTTGCTAATTTTAATGCTCAAAACTTTATTAATAATGAAGTAAGGTCAGCTCCCGATGAGTCTTTTTATAGATATCAAGTTATACAATGGGGTGATGAAAAAAATTTATTAACTGATGAACAGATAGAAGGCACATACTTTTTTAACTTTTATGACAGAGATGAATACCCAGCACCGAGTGATTATAATATATTAAGATATAATCAAGAAATAATTTATAATTCGAATTCATTTAGAGACACCTTATCTCACACATACCTTACTCCTGGAGTTAAGTCAATTAAAATAGTTGTGTATAGATATAGTAAAACAGGAAAATATATTACAGAAACTTATTTAGTTACAAAAAATATTGTTATAAATGATGGTCTATTTACATCACAAGATTTTTCAATATTTGGTGCCAGTGATTTCAACTTTCTACCACTCGATGAAAACCAAGCAATTATAGGTGGATTTGATGAAAACTCAAAATATAATAATTCGGTTTCTAAAATTGTAAAAGATGACAACTTTTCTCAAGATGAATATTTAGAAAGAGTGTCGTCTAGGGATTATATAGAAAAGTTTAATGGAAATTTTTTAGGAAAAAGACCTGGTCAATTAGATTTAGGGCAAACAAGAATTTTTAAAGAGTCAAAGGACATTTATGATTTTATAGGTGGTGATAAATTAGATTGGATAAATAACGGATCGGGAAGTTTACCAATCAATAGTTTAGCAACCGACATATTTATAAGAGATGATAATTGTATTGTTGATTTAAATCCATCTAACTCTGAATATTCAACTATACAAAATCAAGCTGGTTTAGAAGAGATAGGAATTTTAATTGGAGATTACGGAGTTAATCAATTAGATAATGGTAAAATACAAAAACAAGGTGTAATGGAAATTCCTCTTTTAGAAACAGATAACAATAAACAAGCATTTTAATGGAAATATTACAACCATATAATAACGATACTTTACAACTTATATCTGATAATACCGATTATATATTTACCGAGTCTGATTTACAAAATGGTAAAATAAAAATATCTGTATTCTCTGATGTAAACACTTTTTTACAAAGTGAAGACTTACAAGAAAACATTGATTTCTATGTAAAGAATGATGAGTTATTTTTAAAACCAAATGAATTTTTAGATAGAAATGGTTTTAGTGAAAATAATTATAATTTACAATTTGATTTTTTAAAGAGATTTGTTTCTGATTTTAATATAGCTGAAATATCTCCAACAAGACAAGAAATTCGTTTAAGTGCACCAACAGTTTCAATAGACAGTACTCTTAGAGAAATAATATCTAATTTTATGAATGAGGATACGTCTGGTGAGGTTAAAGATACTTATCAGTTTAATTCTTACTTTGAAATTTCAGAAGCAAGGTTGATTCCAATTAATAGTTATGCTTTTGACTTTGTTACCAATAATAAAACAACTTTAGTATTAAAATTAAATGAACCACTACCAAGTGATATACCAGTTTTATCAACTGATTTTAATATATCAAATAAATTTTTATCATCACAAACCGAAACAATATTTTTTATTGACCGAGAAGGTCTTGCTGTAAGTGGATTGGGATTAGACATAGATGCTTCGTTTGTAACTTTACAATCTCAAACCCTTAATAGTTATGACAACTATAATCAAATTACTTCTTCTGTTGGAGAAAATATTGTAGAGAAAGTAAATAGATTACAAAAAGATATTAACCTAAACATAGATTATGAAAAATTTGATGGTCATGTATTTTTTGGTTCTGCGAAATCTAAATTAGAAAATTTTAAAAACAAAGTGGTTAGTTTAGACACCCTATATGCTGAAATTAGTTCATCACTAAAATTTACAGATACCGATAATATAGTAGAAAAAAGAAAAGATTTATTTAAACAGATACGAGATATAGAAAGAGACTTTACTCATTATGAACATTTTATGTATAATGACGGTCAAAGTTATTCTACGTCTTCAGCGCCTGGTGTCGGTGGTAATTTAGCAGGAACAAACTATACTAACAATGTAGATAATTCATTTACTTCTATTCAAGGACAAAGTGGATTTGATAGGGTTTACAAAAAAGAAGAAGATGGCTTTATTCATGTTTTTACTGATGTGTATAATGTAGAACAACCACCTTTTTATAACTCTAGTGATTTCTTTTACTTATCATTTTTAGCAAAGGGGGACACCAATCACATTAATAATAAATACTCATTAGTTATTAGTGGTGGGTTGGCTAATGAAAAGTATAATACCGTGGGTACTTCTTTAGTGGGTAACTATCCGTATTACAACGATAGACAAGTTCCATTTAATGCTTTTAGTGGTTCTGCTATGTTTAATCCCCAAGTAACAGGATCTAATTATCAGAGATATGTATTTAGAGCACAACAGAACTTTTTTAGACCAAGTGATAGAATAATAGATGGTGTTAGTGAAACCTTTGAAGAAAATTCAACTCATTGGATAATTATTTCTGGCTCTAATCAGTTATCAGATTCCTTAACACAAGGTCAAGCTATAATAGATATATCTGGTGTTTATGTCCCACATATGTTCCCATCACAAGTACAACAAGATGGTACTATAAATTTAATAAATTTTGTAACAGCTTCTATATTACCACAAGGTGATTTATTTCCTGTGTTTTCTGAACAAACCGGAAGTAAAGATATTTTATTTACTGATGTAGTTTTAACAAAAAATGATCCAACTAATGTTCTTCCTTTTTCAAAAACATATAGACCACCCAATGGTACTTATGGTGGTTCATCCGAATGGAACAGTTGGTATAACACAATGGAAACCATTGCTGAAGAATACGATGATAGAAACATACATTCACTTGTAAATAATTTACCTGAAATTTTACAAATAGGTCCTGAACATAAAGTTCTCCGCGATTTCGTCAATATGTTAGGAGAACAATTTGACTTGTTAAGAAGTTATATTGACAACTATCATAACATTTATAAACTCGGATATAAAAATCCAAATGCTATGCCAGACAACCTTTTACCTATTATTGGAGACTCATTAGGATTTGATTTAAAAAATCCAATGTCTGGTAGTTTAGAGGATTATTTAGAGGGGACTAGAGGTGATGAGATTAGTGATAAAAAAGCTATTGCTTCTCTTTGGACAAAGATATTAAACAATTTAATTTATATTTACAAAACTAAGGGAACACAAGAAAGTATAAACACATTATTAAATCTTTATGGGTATGATACGGAATCTTTTAAATTAACAGAATATGGAGGCTCTACCGATGAACATAACCCATCAGTTGTTACTAATGATGCTAAAAATGATTTAGGTAATGGTTTAAGAAAGAAAAAGGGAAATGTTTCTTATAGAAAAAAGAAAGAACGAATTAGGTCTTTAAATTTATCTAAAAAAGAAGATAAATTGGCATTAGATTGGTACTCTAATGATGCTGAACCAAACGGAATAGAGTTTATTGTTAAAACTACTAGAACTAACAACGAACAGAAAATATTAAGATCTAGTGGTTCTGAAGATAATTGGGATTTGAGAATTGTCCCATCAGGTTCTTCTACTACTAAAGGTAAAATAGAATTTAGATTAAATAATAGTGTTAACGGTTCCGGTGCTATTGCTTCAAATGCTATATCAATGTCAACTGATTTTATTGATAATATAAATGATAATAAGTACTTCAATGTATTACTACAAAAAAATATACCAACATCATCTGCTGAATTAACTCAATCATATAGTTTAATGGTTGCTAGAAAAGATGACGATAAAATAAAAGATGTCCAACATATTAGTATGTCATCATTTGATGTAAATGCCAATAAAGCTTTTATGACAGCATCTGGACAAACATCAAATAACTTTCTTATTGGTGAGGAGATGACAGGCTCTATTGCTGAAGTTAGAGCTTGGGATACACCAATTAGTATGTCTAAAGTAAAACAACACACTTTGAATTATAAAAGTACTGTTGCTGGAACACCAACTTCTACTAGGGATAATTTAGTTTATCACTTTCCATTAGATGATGCTCCAGGTGCTACAACCATTAAAGATATTTCATCTCCAAATAAAATTAAAAATTATGATAAATCTGTTTCAAGTCAACCAAGTTTAAGCACAATAAAAAGTAGTATATCTACTGTCAATAACTATAGTTTTCAAGTAAGGGGAACTGACGTTGTTAAAAGTGATAAACAATATAATATAGGTTCTGACTTAAAACCTAATGGTGGTCTTAGTGATAAAACAACAACTTTAACACAACCTGTCAAAGCTGGAACGAATGAGCCAAAAGTAAAAGTTATACCAAAGATAGGAAAAACTTTTTCTTATGTTGATGCTATTGATTCTATAGTAATAAACTCAATGGCTGATTTTGAAATAGATGATTACTTAGACGATTATGATAATAATGGTATTTATGATGACTTGTTAACTTTAAGAAAACAATTAATAGAAGAAAGATTAATAAAAGTTGACATCGTTGATAACTTAACTACTGTGGAAAACCACACAGACGATCCTGTTTTTATAGAAAATATAGAAAAGGTATTACCAGCAAAAACAAAATTAGAATTTTCTTATGAAGTAAAAAATGATACTTTGTTTAGGTCAAAAATTAAAAAAGCTAATTTACAAACCGAACTAAACCCAAATAACGTAATTGGTTCTACTAATCTGTCTGAACCTAATCTTAGTGTAAACTTTAATGAAAACAAACATGAAGCATCAGTTAATGTTCCAAGTGATGAGTTTACTATCTCTTCTTTAGTTAACGAAAACTTAAAAGAAAAAAATATTAATGTTTTAATTGACGAAGTTAATGTGAGTGGCAATGCTAATGATAAAGTACATTCCAACTCTGCTATTGAATTAAACATAACTGATTTATCAGACTCTTCAAATCAAACAGTATTTAATGTAGAGCCTGATAATTTTACTAATTTATTACTTGGTTCTAAAAATGAGTTTTATAAAAATGCTGGTAAGTCTGAAAATCAAACTTTCTTTAAATCTGGTAATCCTGGTAGTGATGGAAACTACAATACTTACAGATATGAAGATAGATTTTTCTTTAGAACCATAGGAGATATAGAAGAGTTTTTCCCAACAAGTGGAACACTTGAAGATAGAACAGGTAATAATGCTAAACAACCTTTTAATCATCACACAAACTTTAGACATTTTGGAAATCGTTATTATGTAGATAGTGGAAGTGGATATACCTATACTTCTTTTTTTGGTAGTAAAGGTGCTACGGTGAATGGTAGAATGGTCGGTAGAACATTATTTTTTAGTGCTTCTAATGGTGAAATATTTTACCCAATCAATCATTACTTTAAAGTTGGGACAAGTAAAGATGGATTAACAAATCTAATCTATAAGGGAACACAAAACGATGGTTCAAATCCACCACAATTTGATCCTGAATTAGATGTATTTCCATCTATATCTGCTTATAAAATAGATGTAGGTGGTTCAGATACTACTAGAAAGTTAAAAGTAATAAGGTAAAAAATAATTTCGATATATTTATAGATAGACATATTTAACACAAGGAAAAAATTATGGGACTTTTAGATAATGATACCGTCATAGTAGATGCCATCTTAACAAAGTTAGGAAGACAGAAACTAGCAAACGGAGAACCTTTAGGAATAACACAATATGCTTTTGGAGACACTGGCGTAGACTACACATTATATAATGCTGAACACCCAAGTGGCTCAAGTGCTTATGGAAGTGCTATCACTTCTCTACCAATGTTAGAAGCTGTACCAGATGATAATGTATTTTTAAGATTTAAATTATATGGTGAAGGTGAAAGGAATGTACAGAACTTTTCTTTTATTACTGTAACAAGTGGAACTTCAGTAACTATATCTAAGATTGCTGGTGAAACAGAAAGTACACCTATTACAATAATACCAAGAGTTTTTCCAAGTGTTGAAAGTGCTGGTTTTGCTTTTAAAGTGTTAGATATGAGGGGGTTAACTTTTACTGGAATAGATGATGGATTAGTTTCTTCTAATGTTACAGATTTTGATGCTAGAACATTACCACCGTTTGACCATCCAGATCCTGTTATTTACACTTTTAAAGGTGGAGATGCAGGTCGAGGGGTGTTAACACAATTAGTTTTAAATGCTGAACCACAACAAATAACTT